TCAAAAACCGCCATCAGCCATAATCGACGCCAACGCCACACCATCAGACGGCATCACATGAGCATACGTACGCAACGTCTCCGTCGCATCCTTATGCCCAAGCCTCCGAGCAACCGCCACCACCGACGCCCCGTGCGACAACAAAAACGACGCATGAAAATGCCTCAACTGGTGCCACCCAGGCCCAGCCTCAGGCACCACCGACCGCATACGATGCCACGCCGACAACCGTGCCGACTCAATCAACATCCGCCCATCATCATGAAAAACCAGACCCTGATGATTCGCACACCCCACCAAACGATCCATCACATCAACAACACGCCCACCATAATCAACCGTGCGACGAGACGCCACAGTCTTCAACGGACGGTGCACCCTGGCACCCCTAGTCGCCTCCAGTTGCCGATCAACCCTGATCGTCCTCGCCTTCACGTCCACCCTATCCACGGTGACACCAGCCCACTCAGACGGGCGTAAACCAGTGCCTGCAGCAACTGTCACCGCGTCAGCCCAAATAGTGTCACCAAAAAAGTCCCGCACCCGCTCTACCGTCTCAGTAGTCAAAAACTCCGCATCACCACGCTCACGCGCCCTAGGTAACCGCACCCTTGATGTTGGGGACCTGCGGATCACCTCATCATCTAAAGCCGTATTGAAAATACTGGATAAATGTCGCAGGTACGTTTGCATGGTGGACGGCGCTAAAGTTTCCGCCCAGTCGAGCACCATCGCTTGAATGTCAGCACGGGTAATGTCTTCCATGATGAGTCCACCAATATGCGGAGACGACCGTTTAATCACATTCCCGAGCGTCTCCCTGGTGGTAGGAGCCTGGTGCACTTGCGCACCCCTGTGGGCTTGAGCATAATCATCAAAGGTGACCCTGGTCCTAACCGGCCGGTGCGATTGCGCTACCAGCCAGGCCTGCGCAGAATCCTTCGTATCATGCGATGTTTTCCGTTCACGCCCGGCCCCGTCAGTGTAAACAGCCTGCCACCGCTTCCCCTTACCGTACCTCGCTGTTCGGGTTCGATCCTTGCGGTGCCACAAATCCACGACCCGCGACACTAGTTATCACCGCCACGTAATAACCGGTTTTCCGCTTCCAGCACGTGCACACGGTGGGACAACTCCAGGATCAGATCGTGCGTAGACACCATGGACAGCGGAGAATCGGAGGCCAAAAGCGCGCTGACCGGCACACATTCGTCACGGCGCACCACATCGGCCAGCACCCCCGGGGCGAACTGTAAGGCAGACTCCAGCGCGGATAGGGTGGAAGCGTGAGGCTTAGACCGAACCCCCTGCTCAATTTTTGCGACCGTCGCCTCAGACACACCTGACGCGTGCGAAAGATCAGATTGCGCCCACCCGAGCCGGGCGCGACCATCACGGACAGCTTTAGACAACGGCGACACCCTCTCCCCCATCAGGCCACCACCTGGACGCGTAAGAGGCCACCATCGACGGGGTGACCTCCAGGTCGTACGCCACACCCTGCACCGTGCGATACACACGGCAAGCAGTCAGAAAACGGCACGGGCACACCAGGAGCCAATGGGCGAAATAGTCGGCTTCCCGCTCCGATACGGGCGTAGACGATGTGTGCCCGTACACCGCATGACCAATCTCGTGAGCCAACACCGCCGTGCAACGAACCCCAGACAGGCCCGGATGTAACCGTATGGTCCGCTCTGTGTGATCGTATTCTCCCAACGCGCCAGTGACCGTGTGGGCGCGACGTACACTTACCCCAATACTGTCGGCAATCATCATTAAATCCATGCCCCCCAGCATCAGCTGGCGCGGGGACAGGATAGCGGTCACGGGTCTTGCAAATCAGCGTCCAAAGGTATGTCCATGTCCCTCTCAGGGTGTGCTGCAAGTGTCCATTGTTCGCCGGTATCATCAGCTGGTTGTGTGGTGTCATGGTGTGTCCCCTTCTGGTTTGCGCCCGCCAATTCGATGACAAGCTGACGGACTAGTTTCTGTTGTGTATCCGTGAGCCCGATGAGCGATTCCTCGAAGCTAGCCCGCTCTCTAACACCAGCAACATTCCGTTCACCATAAGCGGCCTCGTAAAGGTCAGCCTTAGGTATCCCGAGGAGAACGGCGAAAGCGTCGAGCGTGCCCGCAGGAACGTGCTTAGGGATTCGGCCCCGCCGGTATGAGCTCACCGTGGAGGGCGATAATTTGAATCCCCGGGCGTTTGCAAGCCTGGACAGCTCGTTCACGCCGATGTCTTTGTCGTCCATCACTTGCACGATGATTTTCGCTAAATCGGTCACGGCACCCACCTTGACGGTTTTTCACAGACCACACAACTAGCACACTTGCCACGAGTGGCAAGCAATTACAGGCCTGTAATTTGCGTATATCCCAGTATTTATAGGGTATCTGACACGCTGGGGTCTTTACGGACTTGCCACCAACTGGCAAGTCGTGTACTGTTATCACTGCACGCACACAGTAAGGAGGTGAGCATATGAGAGAACGCACGATCATGGCGGTAAACGCCGAAAACCTCAGCCAATACCTAGATGCCATGGGCATGAGTCAGCGAGAACTAGCACGCAGGGCCGGTATATCCCACACCCGGGTCCAGCAACTACTCAACGTGAAATCACCAAGCACCGTACAACTAGGCACCGCCGTGAAAATAGAGCGAGCCCTTGGGGCGCCACCCAGAATTATTTTTATACCCAAGGTGTGCACCATTACCACTACCGCCGCATAGCAGGTGAGAAAAACGATAAAACCAGCCGTCCTCGAACAAAACCGCGCCACCTGGATAGACGGGGCCGTCCAATACCTCCTGCAGGAAGCACGCCGCACCGGCCAAGTCACCGCCGAAGATCTCCGAGCTAACTACACCAAACCCGACCACCCCAACTGGGTGGGGGCATGTTTCACCATCGCACGGGCTGAAGGTCTACAACGCACCGGGTACCGGCCCAGCAGGGACAAAACCAGGGCCGGAGGGGTCATCGGTGTCTGGGCGATCAACACCAAACACTGACAAAAGAAGAACCGCCCCACAAGCGCGGGACGGTTCAACCATAAAAAGGAAAACACACCATAACCAAACATGGTGCACACCAACCAGTGTACCAGGAAAACACCCTAGGAGCACCAATGCCAACACAGTACCTGACAACCAGGCAGGTCGCAGAACTCATCCACCGCAGTGAATACACGGTCCGCCAAATGGGGCGACGCCGAGAAATCAAAGGAATCCAGCCAGGACCCCGAGGCCGGTGGCTATTCACCCTCCGCGCCGTCGAAGCATGGGCAAAGCGAAACGAGACCACACCATGAAACCAGTGACGAAAAAAGTCTTGAAAACAGTGGGCGTCCTGATCGCCAGCCCACTACTGGCCCTAGCAATCATGCACGCCCTAATCTCACAAACCTCGTACGGGTGGGTACCAGAGACAGTGCTCTCTTACATCATCCTCACCGGTGTCATCGCGTCCCTACCACTGGTCCTGCTTTGGGACACGAACGACTACGACCTATAAGCACAGAAAGGAAACACACATGACCACCACGACAACACGCTGGGGCACCCCGGAAGCACGCCAAGTACTCCCAGTAACAGCACCAGAAGAACTGTGGCTCGAAGCCCGCACCCACGGTATCGGAGGATCAGAAATCCCCACCATCACCAGAGCACACAGCTACCAGACACCCTACGAACTGTGGCTCGAAAAGACCGCCACCAAAACACCAGAACCAACAACAAATAACCTGTTCTGGTTTGGGCACAAAGTCGAGCCCATCCTCGCCGAACGTTTCACCAGCGAAACCGGAATCCAAACACGCAACACCGGCATGTGGCGGAACAAAAATCACCCCTGGATGCTAGCCAACCCGGACCGGTACACCTCCGACTGTGGTGTTCTCGAAATCAAAACCACCACCCGGTACACGGACAACGGCAAAACATATCTTGCCGGGCAGGTACCAGAAGCGCACCGGCAACAGCTCACCTGGTACATGATGGTCACCGGCCGACACACCGGCCACATTATCGCCCTCGTAGACCGCGAACCGGTCATCCTCGACGTGGCCTACGACCACGACTACGCCGAACAGCTTGTGCAGGCCGGACAAAAGTTCTGGGAGCACGTCGAAGCCAGGATACCACCACCGTTAGACCCCGACACCATCACCGGCACAGAAGCACTCCAGCGCTGGCCAGAAGCGGACGCGGGATCGCACGTGGAAGCAGCAGACAGTTTTGAAACAGAAATGATACTCACCTGGCTGGCTGAAGCGAAACAGGAAAAAGCCACCGCAGAATCCGCGATCCGAGAGTACGAATCCAAGCTCAAAGCCCAAATTGGTGACCACGAGTACCTGACCGTGAATGGGGATCCGGTTGCACGCTGGCAGTCAGTGAAACCGAGGGCCAGTTTCGATAAAGACCGTGCACTATCTGACCTTGCAGAATATGCCGGCGTCGATAGCACTGACGACGAATACCAGGACCTGGTGGACCGGTACACGAAAACCGGTAAACCGTCACGACGATTCACTATCATCCAAACCAACTAAAAGGAACAACACCATCATGATTGATTTCAAAAAGTGTACAGAAAAGCTCGCACCATACGCGCACAACTTTTTGCAAGAACTGCAAGACAAATACGATCCGTTGCCGATTTCATACCGCCTAACGATTGACGTCGAATATGACGGTTACATCATCTTCAATGTTCTGGTTTCGTGGCGATACTCACGAGAAGCATTCTATAAATACCCCCCAATTGTGATGGGCCAAGCATGCGAGACACCCAGCGAAGTAAACGACTTTATCAGCGAGTTAGAACTCGAAATTAGCGAACACCTATAAACCATCTGAAAGGAAAAACACACCGTGATGGACAGATACGATGCGAGGCAACGCGACTACTACACAGAACTAGCAAACTACGCACTCGAAAAACTCGACAGCGTACTCGATGAATACCCACACATTATCGGATCATATGAGGCACGCATTCTCAGAGACCTCTACAATCCATGGAACCTACGAATCATCGCCACATGGTCTCTAAAAGCTGAAGAAAGGCTCCATGATCTGGATTATCAAAGAATCAAGTTCCCGGAATTTCAAGAAAAACCATGGTACCTCAAATACACACCAGCGTGGGACTTGTGTTGGACACGAGATGACATTGACACCGCAGTCGAATCACTCAAGAAACAGTGCGAACTCATGGAGGAATCCATGAAACAAAAACGCACCACACCATAAGAAAGGAAAAACCATCATGCGACTATCCGGCCCACCTGATATTTGGTTCTCCGACGATGAGCCACCATGCCACGAAAAACCCGAACCCGACCCCGACTACTGGCGCGACCTAGCCTACGAGGAGAAACAACACAATGACTGAAGAAACCACCACCACTGACCTATCTATTCGACAAGACCAGCACGGCTTCAACGACATGCAAGTCGCTGCACTCAAGCAACTGGGGGTGCAGGCCAACAATCCGGCAGATATCCAGGTGTTCTTCCACCAAGCCAAAGCGACCGGCCTGGACCCGTTCAAGCGTGAAATCTACATGATTACCCGCAAGGGCCGGCCCACCATCCAAACCGGCATCGACGGTTTTTACAAGATCGCGGACCGGGTATCACGCGCCACCGGTGGCACCTGGGGTATCACCGAAACCCTGTGGTGCGGTCCCGACGGCCAATGGGTGGACGTTTGGTTACAGTCCGGGCCGCCCTCTGCAGCCAAAGTCACTGTGGAACGTAATGGGGCGAAGTTCACGACGGTCGCCGTGTTCTCGGAGTACCAGGCGGAGGGGCCGGGGGGGGGCACTGTGGCAGAAAATGCCGGCACGGATGATCGCTAAATGCGCTGAAGCGTTGGCGATCCGTAAAGCGTTCCCGGACTCGTTGTCTGGACTGTACACGTCGGAGGAAATGGAACAGGCGGACAACCCTGCAGCACAGCACAGTCCCCGGCGTGTGGCGCAACCGGCCCGTGGCGGTGGACAGCAGACGCCAGATCAGTCCGAGGCGACCGGTTCGGGCATTGATTGGGAGGATGCGTTATCTACGGCCACGTCACAGCCGGAGGTGGCCCACCTGGTGTCGCTGATGAAACAGGAAGGCGTCCCGTCGGATGATCCGGCGATGCGGGTCGCCCGTGAGGCGTGGCGGAACCTGCCGGCACAGGCACCAGAAGACACCGGCGAAATCGTCGAACAGGAGGGGTAGCTGATGGCAGGAGAAACACAGGTCACGGTCACCGGGCACACGACAGGTGACGCTGAACTGCGATTCACCAAATCCGGTGACTCGGTCGCGAACTTCACGGTCGCACATAACACGCGGACCTTCGATAAGAACACCCAGCAGTGGGTGGACGGGGACGCAACGTTCTACCGGGTGACGGTGTTCGGTAAACCGGCCGAACCCGTAGCCGAATCGGTGCGGAAGGGTGACCGTGTCACCGTGACCGGTGCCTTGGGGTACCGCGAATACCAGACCAAACAAGGCGAATACCGTTCGTCCCTGGGTATTAGGGCCTCTGACGTGGGCCTGAGCTTGTGGTTTAAGCCGGCCTACCGGTCTGGTGGCAACGGATGGTCACAACCAGCACCACCACCACAAGCACAACAGCCACCACAGCAGGCACAGTCGAGCGCGCCAGCGCAGGGACAATTCCCGACCTCACCACCGCAACAGCAACAGCAGGGGCCGTGGGCTGGTAACACCCAGGCAGGGGAAGCACCATTCTAACCACCCTCGGCAGTCTGCACCGGAACTAAGCCGGGCACGGTGTGCAAGCCCGCCAAGCAGACACAACACAACGGAGCAGGAGACACCAATGAACTACGTGTACGGGGCGTCGCGGAACAGCCCGGAGCGACACCATATCCAACGATTACAGCGCGAATTACAGCACACCAGGCAGGTGGCCGAGCAGAAACTGCGTGAATACGAGACCAGAGCACGCCGGGCCGAAGCGAAAGCCAAAAAAGCCTACGACCTAGCAGACAAAGACAAAGCGGAACTACAACAACAGGTTGACCAGTTGAAGCGGAAGCACATGAACCGGTACCGGCGGGACGCACGGGAAATGCAAAAACTCGAAGAACAAAACCAGAGACTCACCGACCAGGTGGACGCGCTGAAAACAAAACCCACCGGCCCATACCAAGCAGACCTGATCGACCTTTTACAGACGGAGAACCGGAAACTACATCAACGCCTGCTGTCAGCCCAGGCGCGGGCACACCGGACCACAAACAGGCTACGAGAAACAGCATAAACACAAACACACCTTGGAAGGAGAACCAATGGACTGGGCAATCATCGCATTCGCAGTAGCCACCACCTGTTTCGCGGGAGTGGCGATCATTCTTTGTTTGGTAGCAGACCAGCACGCACGGGCGATACGACACCTCGACCGAGACATCAGGCACCTGTACACCAGGTTGCACGCCATCGAGCGGGAGCAAACAACAACCACCGGGTATGCACCGTCCGAAGCCGTGACCACCATCGAGCAAGACTGCAACTAAACACCACCAAGGGGACGATTTGACGACCTATAAGAAGTGCAAAAACTGTGACCGGGACATCAGGCCCCAATGGTGGCGGGCAAAAGACCACCCCGGCACCGTCAGCGGATACAAGACCGGCCTCTGCGTGTCCTGCCACCGGCGACTATACAAACACAACAACGGCAAACCGCCACGACAGATTATCCAGGTCACGTCAATGACACCCTTCACCGGCGCCGAACTACAACACATACACACGATTGAACCGGGGTTATACGACTACATCATGGCACGTCGTGCACGAGGTGTAGGGGGATTGAAATGACCACGACAGAACCAGTCTGCCCTAACTGTAATTGTCCCGCCAGCTTCTGCGCACCACACTGCGACCACGACTGCGACTGGGCGCGGTGCAGGTGTGGCACCATCTGGGATCTCAACAACAACACACGAAACTACACGAAACGGAGAATACGCTAATGGGACGAAAGCTCACTCAAGACGAAATCGTCAAGCTATACCAGATCTTTTGGTATCAAATCGATATCGATCGCAAACCGCCTGTCTGGGCGCTGTTGACCGAGCAGGAGCGACACCGGATCTATCAAGCATTCGACCAGAGCGTCACGCTAGACGATCCCACACTAGAACAGGACGGCTGGGAACAGGTGGAACCTGGGAATGTGCAATTCAAACCCGGCGACATGATACGCGCAGTCCTTGACTACAGAGACAGCGACTACAGGCACTACCAATTTCGACAAGACGCAGTGACTTTCCAAAAAGAGAACTCCGTCTTTACTGAAATTGGATACATATTCTACATCGGTGATGACATCGACGATAGAGAACAAATATATGTCAAACGCAAGCCAGTAAATCACCCTAACCCGGACGAGCACCCAGTCATCAAGGTACTAGACGCTGACTGGCCAGACGACATAGAAGATAACGAAAAACCGGTCGTGTACGTGGCGAACAGGGAAGAGCGCTACTACGAGGGATTCCTGAACGAAACACACGAGCACACCGACATACTGGACCCATACGAGATCACCTGCTGGGAAGTACCAACCGGCTGGGAAGAACGGCAATGAACCTGAAACAGGAGGATTAGATGACACCAGACGAGATACTTGGACTACCAGACGGATATATCAACGACGTTCTCGGCGGACCAGACCACACACTCACAATACCTGTCAGCGAATGGTTAAACAGCAACGACCGCACACAATGGGCAGTCAGGTACAGGGCATCACAAAAACTACGGGTAGACGCGACCATCATCGCCCTAGCGAACATCAAAGAAAAATACCAAAAAATACATGTGCTCGCGTACACGCACAAAACACACAACCGAAAATACGACGCACACAACCTCATGCCCACACTAAAACCAATCATTGACGGAATTGTGAAAGCAGGCGTCATCCCAGACGACACAAACGACCACCTCATCGGACCGGATCTCAGACAAGGCAACAAAACACTGACACCAAAAATCACACTACACATCACAGCATTAAAGGAATAAACGATGAACGCTGAGGAATACCGGACGCGACTAGACCGGGTAGAAGCACGAAAACGCGACTACTACAGGTACCTAGAAGAAATGCGGTTCGAGCACGACAACTGGGCGAACCTATTATCAGATGTGATCTACGACAGGCACGCCGAGACAAACAACGACCCAGCCACGGAGCTAGCACGAGAAATCAGAGAATGCCACCGCCACGGCATATACCTGCACGACCTCGTCGACGAAATCCTCATAGAAGAAACCATCACAACAAACGACTGCACATACGAGGAAGCAAAACAAGAAGTCGATAGCTGGAAAACCCTTAGAGACCACAGACTCACAATGGCAACACTACGAGAGACCACACCATGACCCACCAGCAGCTAACCATTTTCGACTACCTGCAACCCGCCGCACCAAACCAAACCAAGGACACCAAGCCAGCAGGGTGGGACACCATGAGCCGCTACCTAAAAAAACGATACGAGAAAAACCCGTGGCGGGTGACACACGTGTGGGTAGACGACAATCCGTGGGAGAACGTCGACTGGTACTACCAGGACGGCAAATACTACTGCAAAAACTGCCACACCAGGCTATACAACTTCCTCGACACTTGGGAAGGAGCAGGCCACCTTGTCGTCACCAAATGCGCTGCCAACGGTGAACAAGTCGTGCACATGTGCAGCAAACAAGAAACCTTGGCATGGCACGTATACGTCCACTGGAAACACATAGGCTACACCCAGCCAGACGGCCGACAGGAAGCCCTAGACAAAGCAGACACAGTGTGGGGACACCGCAGAAGAGAATTCTTCCGACTTCTGTCCTGTTGGACCTGGGAGCTACGGAAACGAGCGGAAGACCACACTGAATTAAAAGAGCGTGTTAGATGAGCGACTAATCGTTGAGCTGAGACAACCAATCAGAAACTAGGGTGAACACACGGAGAAAAATGTTGCAGGTCCAAGCCCATATAAAGCACAAAAACTCCCAAGCTGGTTCTTTGGCTACTTCAACCACCATCGCCGCAACTAGCTTGTGGAGCGTTTCGACCACAAAAGCTTTAGCTTTGAGAACCCATGTTGGGGTTTCTTCTCTAACGTCAACGTCGACGCTTGGACGACTGTCTAGAGCATCGGTGTCTGGTAGCGCATCTAGTACTGGCAGATTCAAGTCAGCGAAGAGATCCGGGCGTACCACCTGTAGATCTTTAAACAATGTCAGGTCTTTGGTGGCGTCTTTGAAAATTGTGGTGGCGTCTTTGAAAAGGTTGTACGCAGAGGATTCGAACGCCTTACCTGCACCCTCGAAAGCGAACTTCTGCGATGCAATTAAGGACTCGCGTAAGTTCTCCATAGGGCCAACCATTGGAGTTTTGAACGCTTTCCCAAGCTGGTCTAAGCCCGAACGCTTAACGAAACTCCGGCCGATCATTTGACCAATGCTCTGGGCAGGATTACTAGCCACATTAATAACAGTCATGAGTCTTACCTCCTGGGTAAGTACTAGAAATATTAACTTTTCTAATTTCTAGTTTAGCAAATTAAGTGACTGCTCAAACATACGCCGTCGCCGGTTTGCGAAAACCTGAAGAAAGGAGCCAGCCCCATGAGTGATGGGCTTGAGTGGGTGCGGTTAGATACACGTATCCCAAGGAATAAGAAGATGCTCGGTCTGTTGTCAGAGCAGAACGGTTACAGGGCGGCTGCCGTGTACATGTTCTCGTTGGCTTATTGCGGTGAGAACAACACGTACGGGCACATACCCACAGGCGCGCTACCGTTTATCCACAGCACCCGGCGGGAAGCGAAACTGCTAGCGAAACACCGCCTGTGGAAAGTGGTGCAGGGTGGGTGGCAGGTCACCAACTGGGATACCTACCAGCCCACCAAGGAGTACGTAGAACAGCTAAGCGAAAAACGTAGGGCTGCTGCCAACAAGCGTTGGGAGAAACAAAAACACAAAACCCCTAGTGGGGTCGTAGATTTGAACGCCCGGAGGAGTAAAAACACGGGCTGAAACGGATGCAAATTGCATTGCAAGTTGAATCCAAGTTGCACTGCAAAAGCATATGCACGTGCAATGCACGTTAACGTTAACACTCTTAACTCACCTTAAGTACTTAACTCACCTTTTGAAAAACAACAGTTAAAGCATCGACGGCGAAAAAGGTGACCACCAGACCGCGTGCGCGTGCGTGCGCGTGTGAGACCCGCGGGACTACCCCCAGCACTCGCCACCCGCCACGTCGCCGCCGAAAAATGATCAAAAAATTCACCGGAAGGAGGACCCCGTATGCCGTACCAGCTCAACAGTGCTGAGGGTAACGCGCTCCACTACCTCGCCCTTGCGCTCAGACCCGACTGGGCGCACAACAAACCCGGTCAAGTGTGGCGGCAACAACTCCGCGAGGACACGTTCGACCAGGCCGAAAACTTCACCCACGCCGTCCAGGCACTGATCGCCTACACGGCACCAGAAGCGAGGATGAGGACCCCGAACCTCTACCCCCAGCCCGGAGCGCACTGGGACAAAACCGCGCCAGCCCGGGTGCGAGATGCAAGCCCCAGGTGTGTGGACCATAACTGGGAGCCGGCCAGCACGTGCCGGGCGTGCCATGCCGACGTGAAGGTCGGAGACCGGCCGAGAGACATGATCGGGAAGCACCTGCCCGCCAAAACCACACCCTCAGAAACCCAAGGCACCCACGAGGACGCACAAAACCAGGCCCAGGAGCCACGAACAGACCAGAAACGACTAGACACCCACCCGCCATTCTAAAAACACCTCAGACCGGCGCACAGACGAAACCAGCAACAACCAGGAGAACAAAAATGCCGATCCAATACAAGACACGAACAATCGAAGTAGAGCAACGAGTAGCCAAAAAAATACGTGAGATAAGAGAAGCCAAGGGGCTTTCGTACCACGCGCTAGCTGAGCAGATGAAAGCCGTCGGTTGCGATATCCACCCCAGCGCCATACAAAAGACCGAGATAACTAAGCGGCGTATCACCGTCGATGAACTCGTGAGTTATGCCATCACCCTCAACGCCACAATCGGCGAACTACTCGGCGAAACCGAACACACCACCACAAACGCCGACGCACACGTCATAGCACACCAAAACGCCCTGCAATTCCTCGACAACATCAGCGACCAACTCGAACACGACCACCAACAAACCATGGTCAACCTCTACAGAAACAAAGGGAAATGACCATGAGCATCAACACAGAACGAGCGATAGCTAAGAAAATACAAAAACTCCGCCTAACACGCGGGTGGACATACCAGGCCCTCGCCAACCGCATGAAAGAGGTCGGTCACCACATCGACCCCAGTGGAATCCACAAGACCGAAAAAGCGGGGCGACGGATAACAGTCAACGAACTCATAGGCTACACGCGAGCATTCGACATAAGAGTCACCCAACTCCTAGGCGAACCAGAAACACCCCAAGAAATCGCCCAACACCAAAACCACAAAAACCGCGAACGACTCCGCCACATCGCCGAAACAGCCCAACACCTATACACCCAAGCACTCCAAGACACCACGGGAGAACAACCATGAACATCACCACCAGCCAACTCATCGGCATGAATATCAAAGCCCTACGGGAAGAGAGACGGCTAACAGCTAAAGAGTTCGGTAAACAACTGGGAGAGCGGCTACCTAAAACAGACAAAACCGGAAAGTCGTTTATCAAGCCGTGGTCGGCTTCAACGGTTTACATGATGGAAGCTGGCAAACGTGCGATGGCCGCCGATGAGATGTTGGCAGTAGCTGACATTCTGAATGTAAACCTCATGGCGCTCTATGACATACCAGGGGCCCTGCCACTAAACGAGATTGAGCACGTAGGGAACGTAACTATCGACTCGTACCTCAACATGATCCACACTGACGGCGAGTCCGAGCTGTTCATGAAGATCTTTCATGCAGCCGTCCAAATTCTAGGCTCAATACGGCGTACCCAAGACCTGTATAAGGGCCTTATCGAGGAAGTGAAACGCGCCAGCAAGGACAACAACGAGCTGATGTCGGCGTTACGCGACCAACAGTTATTTGCGCATAACCGTATCTATTCACAGTTGGAGGAACAAGCGAGCATAAAACGGGAACCGTTGCCCGCTGACCCTCAAGAGCTAAAGAGACTCATAGATTCTCACGAAACACCACTGCTCAAAGCAACGAAAGACATCCTCGAAGAAAACGAAAAACACACCCAATAAAAAACAGCCCGGAGAGACACACAAACACGTCTCCCCGGGCCATCCCCCTAAAGCATCACACCCAAACAAGAAAAAGGCACAGCAAATAAGGGCCACACCTGGAGGTATGGTCGCCACAAAAATGACTTAGCGCTGAGCACTCCTTGCGGTAGATACCGTTTACCGCTACGGGCAGTGGAACCATCACTAGCTAGCCACTACAACACCCAGTATACACAAAACGAAAGATTGACAACCACACCGTGGCTAAGATAAAACGCACGCAATAATACCAGACACAACCAGTCGCACCTGGTATGATAAGGAACACCACACCCCCCACCATCAAGGGCTATACGATGCGTGTCACCACCCAACACCACTACTCAACCCTCGGCCACCAAATGATTGTTATCACCCCAACCGGCGCCACCAAAAAATACCCACAAAACTTTCACGTAGCCCACACCGGCTACACCACCAAACAACTACCCCAACTACTACGCCGTATCGCAGGCAACCTCACCCAAACCGGTCGCCCATGACCACCCGCACACCATGCTGGCTATGCCAACAACCCGGAACAATCCAAACCAGCCCCGGGTCCTGGGTATGCCAGCACTGTATGACAGGAGAAGGAAGTATTGGAAAACACCTGTGACCACGAATGCGAAACACCATGGTGCGACCGGCCAACACCCCACACCACCGTCTGCTACCACTGCGCTAACACGGTCCGTGACCAGTTCGACCAGATCACCACACAAGACCTGTACACCCTCCACCAAGTCGCCATCGGCCAAGAACAGCCAGCAACAATCAACAAAGAAAAACGAAACACCCGGACCAGCGACGGCGACATCAGGTTCAACATCTGGCAAACCTGGTGGAACCTCACACACCACTGGCCCGGGCTCATGGACGCACTACCAGCCCGCAAAGATGCCGCCAAAGTAGTGACCGGTTGCACCCGTGACATGAACCAGGCGCACGCCATCCTGTACGGAGAAAACACAGACAAACTAACCCCCGCTGAAGTTGCCGAAAAAATGCGGCATCACGCGTTCGACGCCCGCACCCCACCCGACCTGTCACAATGGTTCAAAAACGAGCTAGGAATCCACATCACCGCACGCCGGATACAACAGCTCGTCAAAGACGGCACTATCGAACCCGAACGGCGCACCAAAGGCGGACACGTCACCGTACGACCCGTATCCCTATACCGGCACCTGATCCGAAAACAACTACCAAACACCTAGTTGAAACTGGTACAATACGAAACAGTGGGTCAACGACCGCGCCCAAAAACCAGGGGCGTTCACACTACACTTGAGAACATGAACACCACCACACGCACCCTCACCACCATCAGCCTCGCCACACTCGCCCTCACAGGGTGCACCCAAACCCAAGAAGAACCCACCACACCACAAACCAGCCCAGACACCACCCTGCAAGACAACGCCTACATCCAACAACTAGGCGACCACTACGTCACCGGCAACAGGGAAGAACTACTCCACATCGGCTACGAACACGTGTGCTACCTCCTCGAAGAACAACAAACCATCAACGGGCGAGTCATCCAAGGCACCATCACCAGCACAGCCGACAACAACGACATACAACCCTACACGGCCGGACGAATCGTCGAAGCCTCCACCGACTACCTCTGCCCCGAAGTACAAAACAACTTCGAACCAGACGTCTACCAAACCGGCCCATACAAAAACAAAACATTCTACTAAGCCACACGCCCAGGAGGTGACCGTGGCAAAACACAAACCAACGCCACGCACCTACCCCAAAGAAGTGCGTGAACAAGCCATCCACTACTGGACTACCCTAGGCCCCAGCGAAGCAGCCAAAAAAACCGGCATCGCACGATCAACAATCAACCGGTGGGCCAAACAAGCCGGAGCGCAAAAAACACCAAACACCACCACACGGGCCGCCACCAAAGCACGACTAGAAAAAATACGTGCACTCAGAACACAAGAAGCCCTCGCCACCATGGAAACCGCCGTCCGGTTACGCCAACAAATGGACACCTCAGACTGGGACTCCAGACAAAAACGCGACCAAATGACCGCATACGGTATCGCCATCGACAAATCCCAACAACTCGAACGCTTCGACGACGACGGCGGGATCAGCGATACTATCAGCCTCATAGAAATGATCGCCGACAAACTCGGCATACCCAACGACACCAAATAACAAAACAAAGAGGGGGGTGAACCGCATGCCCACACTCAACGGGCTCCTCTCCCCCAAACAACACCAATACCTCACCGGATCCAGGCACCGCGTCAACCTCACCACCGGCGCCATCCGGTCCGGAAAAACCCTCGTCACACTCATCCGCTGGGTAACCTTCATCATCAGAGCACCACGCGGAGGCGAACTCATCATGGTCGGGCGCACACGCGACAGTGTGTGGAGAAACTGTGTGAGCGTCCTACAAGACCCCAACCTGTTCGGACCCATCGCCACACAAGTCAAAGGCAACTACGGGGCACCCACAATCAACGCGCTAGGGCGAACCATCCACATTATTGGCGCCTCCGACGCCAAAGCAGAAAAAACAATTCGCGGCCTCACCGTATCCGGTGCGTACGTTGACGAACTCACCACCATCGACGAACAATTCTTCACCCAGCTGTTAGGTCGCATGTCCGTGCCCGGGGCCAAACTGTTCGCCTCCACCAACCCTGAAGGGCCAGCGCACTGGGCAAAAACAAAATTCATAGACCGCATTGGTAGCGACCTCAAAGACTGGGGGCACTGGGCGTTTACGATCGACGACAACCCATCCCTAGAAGAAACCTACAAGAACTCAATCAAAAAAGAATTCACCGGCGTCTGGTACGAACGGTTCATCGAAGGTAAATGGGTTGCCGGCGAAGGCGCCATCTTCAACATGTGGGACCCACAACACCACATCACGCCCTGGGACGACCTGCCACCCATGGCCGAACTCCTAGCCGTCGGAGTGGACTACGGTACATCCAACGCCACCGCAGCAATCAGCCTTGGTATAGGGCTAGACGGTGACCTGTACGCGATCCACGAATGGTCACACTCTGGACGCGACACCAGGCAACCACTCACCGACGCACAACTAGCAAACCACCTCGAAACATGGCTGGCCATCCCCCACGCACCAGACGATCCGCGCACCCCACGCCACATCATCATTGACCCGTCCGCGGCCAGCTTCCACACCGAACTGGCCACCAGGGGCACGCACGCCACACCAGCAGACAACAACGTGCTGTACGGCATCCGAACCCTAGCGTCCCTCCTATCCCAGGGCCGGCTACATGTGGCAGACACGTGCAAAACTCTGATCGAAGAAATGCCCGGCTACGCGTGGGACCCGAAAGCCACCGAGAACGGTGAAGACAAACCCATCAAACGCGCCGACCACGCTATAGACGCACTACGATACGCGGTCGTCACCACAGAACAACACTGGAAACCAATACACGTTAGACAAGCAAAACAACACCCAGGGGAAGGAGAACAACATGCCGTTGCCTGAAACCTCCATACCCTGGCCACCCAAACAACACGAACCCGCCTACCAGGCCATGCGCGTCCACGACGCCTGGTACACCGGAAACACCGACACCCTGTCCAGCGAATATGCGGGCACCCTACGGCCACGCAACCGCCCATTACAATACGCCGGCGGAATGATCGGCGCCGTCTCCAGAATGTTCTGGGGCAAACCCGCACCAGCCGGAGAACCACGCACCCGCCTACACGTGCCCGTCCCCGCAGACCTAGCTACCATTAGCGCCGACCTGCTATTCTCCGAAGCCCCCCGGGTCCTGCTAGACGAGGACGCACCAGAACACATGAAAACACGTGTCGACCAGGTAGCCAACACTCCAACTATGCACTCCACCCTGTTAGAAGCAGCCGAAGTAGCGGCCGCCCTCTGCGGCGTCTACCTGCGGGCCGTGTGGGACACCAGCTTTACCGACCACGTGATGGTCGACGTGGTCCACCCGGACCGGGCTTACCCAGAATTCAGGTGGGGTGTACTCACCGCTGTCACATTCTGGACCGTCCTGGAAGACACAGACACGCGTGTGGTGTACCGTCACCTCGAACGACACGAACCGGGCGTAATCTTGCACGGCCTATACAAGGGCGACCACTCACATTTGGGCCAACAGGTGCCACTCGTCGACCACCCCGACACGGCATGGTTGGCTGACGTGGTGGACAGCGAGTCCGGTATTCCCACCGGGGAGACAACACTCACCGCCACCTATATACCGAACATGATGCCCTCGCGGGTGTGGCGGACCAGCCACCAGCTGGCGCCCCTTGGCCGGTCCGACTATGAGGGGATCGAACCATTATTCGATGCCCTGGACGAAACATATTCGTCATGGATGCGCGATATTCGGTTGGCTAAGGCCCGACTGATTGTCCCAAATTCTATGCTAGAAACACGTGGCCCAGGGCACGGAACCATCTTTGATACGGACCGTGAAATCTATGACGGCATGGACTTTCTCGGGTCCATGCAACAAGCCCCCACCATTGAAGCCCACCAGTTTGGGATACGCCACGAAGAACACCGCCAAACCGTGCTAGAACTCGTGCGCGCAATCCTGCGAAGTGCCGGCTATTCGCCCTCAACTTTCGGCGATGACCCGATGGCGGTATCTACTACGGCAACCGAGGTGAAGGCCCGCGAAAACATGTCGAAACGCACCAGGGCCAAAAAAACCAGGTACTGGTCGTCACGGTTGGGACCATTCATCCAAACAGTGTTGAACATTGACGCCACCATTTACGGGGGCGAACGCTACGACACACCGCCACAAGTGAAATTCCAAGAAACAATCCAACAAGACCAACACGAGCTGGCACAAACAGCCAAAGACCTGCGCGTCGCAGAGGTCGCATCCACCGACACGATGGTGCGCATGCTCCACCCGAACTGGGACCGCGACGCCGTCAATGACGAAGTCCAAAAGATTGTGGCAGAACGCGCCACCGACTACCCAATAGTTGACCCTGGGACACTGTACCGGGCAGATAACTAAACACCACAACACCACACAACGGGGGCTGGCATGGTCATCAAATGGACACCACCGGCCACCACACCACTGAACGAACTAGTCGAAGACATTGCCTACAGGGTGGCCAACGCGTACGCGCAAGCAGAACACCAGCTGATCGTAGAACTAGCAAACAAGCCACCGGAAACACTCGGGTGGGATGCACAAAACTGGCGGACACTACAAAAAGGCAGGGCCACCGCAGACACCCTTGTCAAACATTTAGAAAACATCACCGACGACGAAATCCGACTCCTGATCGAACGTGCACAACAAGAAGGGTTAGCGTCAGCGCTCGCACAGCTACGGTCACTACCAGTCGGTGACCTGATGGCAGGGAGCATGGCGCCGGCCGCCTACAGCATCGCCTCAGACCTGCACAGTGCACTGACTGATGTGCGGGCAAGAATATTGCGTGCACCAGACGACATTTACCGGAGCGTGATTGGTGACAGTGTGCTTCATGCTGTGGTGGCTGGTGGTAACCGTAAACGCGACCAGGTCAGGCCGTGGCGGCAACTCATCAACCGTGGTATCACCGGGTACACGGACCGGGCCGGGCGTCGCTGGAACCTGGCCTCCTATGTGGAAATGGCGTCACGGACCGCCACGGCACGAGCCTACCGGGCACAACACGAGCACACCATGAAAAACAACGGTGTCCGGTTCTGCAAAATCGTGGGCGGTAACGACATGTGCGAACAGTGCGGGCCATGGGCGAACCGTGTTCTCGCCATGGACGGCACACCGGCAGGCACCTACCACCTGGACAGCATGGTGGACGACAGTGTGGTGACCATCAACGTGGACGCCACCATCGAAGACGCCAGAACGAGCGGGATATTCCACCCAAACTGTCGGTGCGTCCAGGTCGCCTACCTGCCAGGGGTCGAACCAGTAGTACAGGCCCCAACATACGATGCTGGGCTGGAGAAAGAGCGCGACCGGCTCCGACACCTAGAACGCGAAACACGAAGAGCAAAACGCGAAATGCTCATCACACCGTCACCAGAAACTGCGACCAGAATCCAACAGTTAGACAACATGATCCAAGACCATGTCGAAAAAACTGGGCTCAACCGCAAACGGTACCGCGAAAATCTAAACCTCGGACACAAACCAGGAAAACAAAAACGACCACCACAACACAATCGTTTACCCAGGAGGTAACCACACATGAGCGACAACACCACTAACACCGGTGAACACCAGCCCACCACAGACGATGCCAGCCAGGACACCACTACCGGGCAACAAGAACAAGCCCAGACACAGGACACCGGGCAACACCACAACGCTGACACCGACCAGAACCAAACCCACCCGTGGGACAATCCAGACACCGCGAAAGCCGAAATTGAACGGCTACGACGCGAAAACGCCCGTGACCGCACCACTTCACGCGACAATGCGGCACAACAAGCACGCGAAGAAATCAGCCAACAAATTGGCAAGGCCCTAGGCATCATCGACGACACCGACAGTGCACCAGACCCCGCAAAACTCACCGAACAGGTCGAGCAAGCACGCAACCGGGAACGGCAAGCAATCATCGAACTAGCCGTACACCGGTCAGCCATCAAACACGGGGCAGACCCGGAGGCGCTCCTCGACTCCCGGGCGTTCATCAACCAACTAGGAGAACTCGACCCGACGGGCGAAAACTTCGCCGAAACCATTGAGACAACCATCGCCGAAGCGGTGGACAACAACCCCAGACTACGGTCCGCAGGCCAGGTGCCCAACCGGTCCGGCGGGGAACTCAACAACGGGCAAAAAGAAGCCCAAAAGAAAACCCCAGAACAACTAGCCGACCTCATTAGAGGCAAAAACCGGTTCTAACCACAGAAAGGAACAAGGAGATGGCGAACCGACTTGTCAAAGCCGAAACCCTTGTGGACGCCGCACTCGGCCTGCTGACCAAAGAGGTCATCCTGCCGAACCTGGTGTGGCGTGACGCAGAATCCAACTACCAGGGCGCCGTGGGTCCACGTGGCGACACGGTCAAGATTCGACGCCCCGCCGAGCTCACCCCCGCCCGCGAACTGGCGTGGCGTGACAGCAACCGTGAAATTGTCACCGACGACCTGGTCGAGGGCTACCACGAAGTGAAGCTGGACACCTACCTGTACAAGGCTGTCCAGTTGTTGCGTGAAGAACAAACCCTGGACATTGCCGATTTTGGCGCCCAGGTTCTCACCCCCATGGTGAATGTTGTCGCCGAGGGCGCAGAACAGCGCATCGCTGAAACCATTCGCGAAGCCCCATATAAGGAAACCATTACCGCCGGCACTGGTGACCGTGCCGTGTACAACTCGCTGGTTGACGCTAACAAGTTCCTCAACCAGCACCGTGTACCCCGTATTGGTCGTGTCGCCGTTGTTGGTTCCGAAGTGGAAGCACGCGCACTGAAAGACCCCACCCTGGTGGATGTGGACCGTTCCGGTTCAGATTCGGCACTGCGTGACGCACAGATTGGTCGCATCGCCGGCCACAACCTGTACGGCTCCGACGTGATCGACCCGAACGCTTTGTACGTGTTCCACCCGACCGCGTTCCCCGCCGTGTTCCGTGCACCCAACCCTGCACGGTCGGTGCCGTTCTCCTCGTCTGCTGTCAGTGCGGGCGTGGCCATGACCTACTGGGAGTCCTTGGACTCAAGGAACGACTCGGATCGTGCATTCCTTGGCACTTTCTTGGGTGTCAACCACATCGAGGATTTGGCCGACCCGACCGACCCGACCGGTGATACCGAGTTTGTGCGTGGTGTGAAGATCGTGTTTGACGATGACACCACCCCTGACACCACCCCTGATGTGGCACCGTAACCGCAGGAGGTCAGATCATGGCTTGGAAACACAAAGTGCCATCGTTCAAGACCGGTGAACCGGGTTTCACTGACAAACTGAACAGGTTGGCGGACGCGGTCCGCGAAACCCGGGCAACCATTGATGCGCACAACAAGGCTGGCGGGTCCACATCCGGGCGATCCACCGGCGAAACAAACAGTTAGTAGGTGACGGTAACCGTGGTGAGAGTGTACGCGACACCAGGCGACCTGCCAGCAGATTTGGCGGGCCTACCTGACGTGCAGGACCGTATCGTTGAAGCCTCCCTGGTGGTGGCAGAACTCACCCGGTCAGCCGTCTACCAAACCACACGTGACGGGCACCCAGCAGATCGTGACGTGGCGGAAACGTTCAAGCAGGCAACCATCATGCAGGTGGCGTGGTCTGACGAAGTTACCGGCGGGGCCGGCGACTACACGAACACACCATCACAGCTTGGTTCGCTTAAGTTCGACGCCACCGGGCCGGCCACCACTGGGGCGCCAGAGAAAGTGAACCCGAACGTGGTACGGCTACTCAAACTAGAGGGACTCATCAACCCGACAGTGGGTGGTGCCAGGTGAGAACACCACGCATCCCAGGGCGCCTACTCCCCCACACGATTGTGGTCGAACCACACTTGGGGGCTGGCGCGTACGGCGACCGGTGGGGCGAACCAGTGCACCATCCAAGATGCCTAGTTGAAGGTGGCACACACCTGGTCACTAACCGTTCCGGCACCGAACAAGTGGCGTCCACCACCGTATACACTGAGCCTGCGAACATCCCGGCAGGGTCAATGGTCACCACCCACCCGGGCACCACTTTCGAGAAACGGTCCCGGGTCATCACCGTAGACCACTACGACCACCCGGGCGGGCTATCCCACATGGTGCTACACCTCGAATAACAGCCAACACAACAGGGGCGAAACGTGAGCGACTTTTCATGGAATGGCAGGGCCATCAATTCAGCCATCGAAGACGCCTCAGCCCGTGGGCTAAACAATGCTGCAGAACATTTGCGGGCCACCTCGGTCCCACTCACCCCATTAGACACCAGCAGGCTACGCGGGTCACTGGTCGTCAATGAGGCGACACCTAACGGCCTGGTGGCGTCAGTGTCCACCAACCTGCCGTACGCGGTACGACAGCACGAGGAACTGGGCTACCACCACCGGGACGGTCAAGCAAAATACCTGGAAACGGGAGCGAATATGACACGTACCGTGATGGGCCAAATCATCAGGGACGCGACAAAGAAAGCGCGATAACAGTGAACACGGGACCGATCCGCGACAGTATCACCCTCGAAACAACCGCCGGTTTCATCGCCCTCATGGTAGAAGCCGGTGTGGGCACCTGGAACGAGGACGGACTCTACCAGCCAGACGACTGGGGCATCGTGGTGGGCAGGCTCCCCCACACCCCCGCGAAACTGATCGGCGTCACCCCCTACGTGGCCAGGGTGGACGCACAACCCCGCGTTGACGAACGCGCCATCCAGGTCAGGTACCGGTCAGCCAGCCCAGACCCGCGCCCGCTAATCATCCTCGTGGACAGGCTCCACGACCACATTCACGGGCGATCCAACATCAACCTAGGAGGCCACCATGTGCCGTTGATCTGGCGCCACTCGTTGGCAGACCTAGGCGCAGACCAGAACAACCAGTACGAGATCACCGACAACTACTATTTCTACCTCGACAAATAAACCCCTTCACGTCTGAAAGGATGAACGATCATGGCAGAAAACGTGCTAGCCTCCAAGCTGGCCCGCGACTACGCGGTCGAAGTGCGACCCCTGAACGGGGCACAAGAATTCGTGCGCGTCCGCGGAATCAACAACCTAACCCCAGGGTTCGAACCCAATTTCGAAGACACCACCGACTACGACAACGACGGGTGGACCTCCCAAGAAAAAACCATGCAAGGCTGGTCCCTCCGGCTGGGGATGATCTCCAAAATGGACACCGAATCGAACGCCCTCGACAAGGGACAACAGGTGTTACAGAACGCCCACGACAAGTTCGGTTCCGACTCCATGGTCGAATGCCGGTGGTATGAGCGTGACGGTGGCGACGAAGCCTACGAAGGTGTAGCCACCGTCCAGTGGGAACCCCAAGGAGGGTCCGCAACCGACCTGCGCACCGTGAACGTCACGCTCCAAGGTAACGGCGGTCGCCGGCACATCGACAACCCGGCCAAGAACACCGGCCAAACGGGGGAAATGGGGGAACAGTAACCCCTCCTGAACCTGAGACGCCGGAACCAGGATCGGAACCGGTTTCAGAAGGGGACACCGCACCCGACACAGAAACACTAGAATTCGACAACGAGACCACAACCGAATAACCAGCCAGGCCCACAGGGGCCTTTTTTATGCCGGTGCAGGGGCCAGCCCGCGGGGGCGTGGTGGCCCGCAAAAACAGGGGCCGGCCCCTGCACCCTCCACCACGAAAGGAACCACCATGAGCTTCGAAGACTTCAAAGCATTCAACGAAAACATCACCGTCCGCGTCCCCACCCGCGACGGTGACCTCAAGGAATACACGATCCCACCCATCGACGCTAAAACCGGGATCGAACTGCGGCTCTTCCAGTCGCGTGTCAACGAGATCGTCACCATCAGCCAACGCAACGAACAAAAAATCAAAAACACCAAAGACGGGGAAACACCAGACCTCGAAGAACTCCCCGACTACGAATTCACCGACGACAACTCCCCCACCCCGCAAAAAATATTGGGCGAAAAACTCCACGCCCAGCTCCTCGACGACGGTGTCACCGCAGAAGCCGTCCAACTCATGACCGACACCGCGTTCTGGGACTTCCTCGCAGGCAGAGAAGCCGCCGAAGCCTACTGGAACTCAGGTGGTGACCCAAAAGTGTTAGCGAGGGCGACACCGGCGGGGTCGATGCCCTCCACCACAAATACGGGCGAGGAGAATACGACCCAGAAACGGGCCTCTACGAGTGGTACGAAATCCCGGAAGAAGACTACGACCGGGAGCACGAAAAAGGGCCAGAAACGACAATCGACTACCAGCAAATCATCGGCCAATGGAAACTCCTAGAAGCAGCCTTCCATGACGTGTACCAGGTGGATTTAGAAGACACCATGCACACCAAAACATGGCGATGGTTCTCAACCCGCGTCAACTACTTGCTAGCCGGCGACAACCCGCTAGCAAGAACGCTCAACCCACAAGCCCGGTCACGAAACATCACCGGATGACCACGGCACCAATAACCCCCAGGAGGTTACAGCATGGCATTAACCGCCGCCGAACTTGTCGCCTACCTGCGGATGGATAAAACCGACTTTGACAGCAAACTCGGGTCGGCTGAAAAACACATGCGCACAACGTCCGGAAAATTCCGTGACTGGGCTAAAGACATGGGCGGGGCCATGGCCGGCACCCTCACCGTGGCAGGCACCGCCGCAGGTGCGCTAGCGGTCGCCGTCGGAAAAACCGGTGTCGAATACAACGGCATGCAACAAGCATCCCGGGCCGCATTGGACACCATCATGGGCGGTGCCGAAAAAGCGAACGCCCAAATGGACAAACTCGACGAGTTCGCCCGAAACTCGCCGTTCTCCAAAGACGTGTTCATCAACGCCCAACAACAGTTGCTGGGGTTCGGTGTCGAAGCTGATAAGGTCATTCCGGCCCTGGAATCCATCCAGGACTCAGTCGCCGCAGTTGGTGGATCAAATGAGGACATCGCCAGCATCACCGACACCTTGTCGAAAATGCAAGGCCAAGGCAAACTCACCGGCGAAACGCTCAACCGGCTAGGTGAGTACGGTATCGACGCGGCCACCATCCTGGGTGAACAGATGGGAAAAACCGGTGAAGAGATCCGCGCCATGGCCTCCAAACCAGGCGGAATCCCAGTAGATAAAGTGTGGGACCCGCTTGTTGAAGGGCTAACGGACCGGTTCGGTGGGGCCGCCGCGAATGTGAAAAACACGTGGGCTGGAGCTATCGACCGGATAAAAGCGGCAACCCGCGACATTGGTTCAGAGGTCGCTAAACCACTGGTTGACCCTAAGGGTGGCGGTTACGCGGTCACCTGGGCTAACCAGTTCGCGGACGTACTACGTGCGGTACAACGCCAGGTTGAACCGTTGACTAGCCTCATGGAGGAACGATTCCAGGGCGCTATCGGCAAAGTGTCCGAGGTTCTCCTTGACGCCAGGGACGCAATCGACAGTATCACTGTTGACGACCTGAACAACGGCCTGGAAACACTGGGGATGCACGCACCAGCAATCGCCGGTGTGGGCACCGCCATCACCCTGATGGCGTCAAAAAACATTCCCATCATTGGCGGGTTAGCGTCAGCACTTGGCCCCATCCCTGGGGCGTTGATCGCGGCCGCCACTGCGTCACCGGAGGCTCGGGACGCGCTCGGCCAACTGTTCGAAGCGGTCGCACCACTGGGCGACACCTTGCTGAACCTGGCCGGCATACTGTCTGATAATTTCACGACAGCTATCGGCGTGGCCGCAGACGTTCTGGGTGTGGGCGTGTCAGCGGTGAAACCGTTGATTGACGCGTTCACGGCTTTACCGGAGCCGGTGCAGAATAGTGTGATCTGGTTGGGCGCCCTGGTGGCCTTGCGCGGCAAGGTTGAAGCGTTTGGTGTGCTGATGGGTCGCACCGGTCGGGCGGTCCGTGATGGTGCTGTGATCGCAGTCGATGGTGTGCGCGGTATTTTTAACGTTTTCCGTGGCTGGCGTGGCGCTTTCGACCAAGCCTATTCTGACACTGGACGCTTCCGGTCCGGTTTGTCTGAGATGGCAGGACAGGTTGGTCGGGACGCTAAATCTGGGTTGCGTGGCGTATTCGGTGGCGTCATGTCCCTGTTGGGTGGACCGTGGGGTGTTGCCCTCGGTGCGGCAGGTATTGCTCTCACCTTGTGGTCGCAGAAGAATCAGGAAGCCAAACAGCGTCAGGAAGAGTTCAAAGCCTCCCTGGATGAAACTACTGGCGCGTTGACTGAACAGTCCACGGCGCTTATTTACGAGAACGTGTCGGCAAACGAACGCGCCATGGACGCGCTAGAAGCGTACGGGCTCACCGTCCAAGACGTCATCCCCTACATTGAGGGGCAGGCCGGCGCTGAGGCTGAACTGAAAAGCCGGGTCGAAGACCTCATGAAAGCCCGGTGGGAAGAACAAGGGCTTACTGAGAAAGAAATCGAACGCCGATTCGAACAAGCCGGCGGTGTCGAAGCAGTCCTTGGGCCACTCGAAAAGTATAAGGAAGAAACCCGCGAAGCCACCGAAGCTAAACGTGACGAACTAGACGCACAACAGGCGGCGGCAGAATCGTTAGACGAAACCGAGCGTGCACTGGATCGTTACTCCGAGCAGATGGCGATCGTCAACGACGAAACCAAAACGGGGTCTGATCGTGCGCGTGCTCTCAAGGAAGCCATTGATGAACTGTCCGGGGTGGAGCTGTCAGCGGATGAGATCCGACGTCAAACCGAAACCTCCACCCGTAATATTACGGAACAGTTGAAAGCGTATGTTGATGCCACGAATGAGCAGGGTGAAGCCCTGGTCAACCTCAAGGAAGGCCAGCTCGCTTACAACGATGAAGGTGACCGGCTCAACGAGCTGTTAGTACGTCACGAAGAATTGGCCAGAGAATCAGCGATCGCCGCCTACGACAAAGCCGGTGGGGACCAGAACGCGAAGGAAGCGGCCGAAGCTGCCGCGGACGCTTATGCGAAGCAACGTGACAAGCTTGAAGAGCAGATGATTCAGGCCGGTTTCTCACGTGAAGAAGTTCAGAAACTCACGGACAAACTGTTCGAGGTGCCGTCTGAGGTTCAGTACCACCTCACTGATGGTGGAAGTATTGACGTTCAGGATGCGAAACTATATTCGCTGGCAAAGCGTATTGATGCTACACCGGATAAGACGATCACGATTGATGAACCGAAGTCGCCGGGCATCATTAATCGCCTTAAGGAACTCGGGTACAAGGTTGATACTCTACCGGATGGAAAAATCCGGATCACAGAAACCGGGTCAGCCAGTGTTGAAAACACCCTCGACTACCTGACTAAGGATCGGACGGTCGATATCAAATATCGCCCGATCGTCGAAGGCACAGTCCCGTTTGCGCCGGGTGTGAAGAAAACCCGGCGTGGTGGTCCTCTTGCGGAAGCCCTTGGTCTTGGTGGTCGTCACGCCGGTGGTGTTGATGTGAAGGGCATGGCCACCGGTGGCATCACCGGAAATAACGTCATGAAAGTGGCACAAATGGTGAAACCCGGTGACATTCGGTTCGCTGGTGACCGGTCCGACGTGGACGAAGCATGGATTCCCCTTGACGGGTCGAAACGGTCAGTAGCGATCCTGCTCGAAGCCATGCGCCGTATGCCGGGCTTCACCCCGGAGGGTATGGCCTCTGGTAGCGTGACCGCCAGGGTGACCCCAGCAACCGTTGACGACGTGCAACCACCAGACACCAGCGAACTAACCGGGGCCTGGGTGGAGGCAATGGACCAGCTCACCGAGTCCACAGAATCGGCGTTCAACACCATGGCCGATGATACTGCCACAGCACATCAGGCCATGACCGGTACGGTATCTAAGGCTGGTAAAACTATGAGCGCTGACTGTTGGGCGAGCATGCTCGCCCAACAGTCAGCGACCGTGGCGGGAAACCGGGCCATGACAGCTGACACAAAAACTGCGATGAATGCGCAACAGTCCGATACTATCAAAGCACATAATGTGATGTCCTCGGACACGGCAAGAACGGTGGCTTCTCTCGTGAACAGCACGGCCGCCGGCAATAGGTCGATGACCGCTGACACGCGCTCACAGAAGGGCGAACAGTCGCGGGTGACCAGCACCGCAAACCGGGCCATGCTGGATAACACGGTGCGATCCTTTACTGCGATGCGGGACACTGCCGGGAGCCGGTTAGCTGGCATGACAAGGGCCACCGGGCAGAACATGGCGATAATGCGCACCACCACAGCAACACAGGTTGCTGGCATGCGCGAACGGGCCGGGGAAGAATTCACCAGGATGCGTGACCGTGGTGTGGCCACCACCTCACAGTTACGTGAGGGTGTGGTCAACCAAATGGGGTTAGCTAGGCAACCATTCACCGGGAAAATAAATAATCTCATCGGGGTGTTACGTTCATTCTCTGACGCTATTAGCCGGGCCTACGGTGACATGGGTGTGAGTATGAAAAAACCTGTCCGGTTAGCGACAGGTGGTGTTCTCCCCGGCTACACTCCAGGCCGGGACGTGCACAGTTTCACCTCTCCTACTGGTGGCAGGCTCGAACTATCCGGTGGTGAAGCGATCCTGCGCCCCGAAGTGACCCGCGCCATGGGGCGGGGCTGGGTTGACGGAGTGAACGCTACAGCACGTGGTAGCGGTGTGGCCGGTGTACGTCGCGTCCTCGGTGATAGTAGGCAGGCGTTCGCGGACGGCGGTATTTTTGAGACCGAGTTTTCCGCGGACGCCAAAAAGATTGGCCAAGAATACAAGGGCCGGTTGCCAGTGAGCCCGTGGCGTCCTATCGGTGAGCATGTGATCCAACAGGTCATTGACGGGTTCGGGGCCTACCTTGCCAGCATGCTTGACGCAGGCGCCGGTCCTGGCATGGTTGTCACGAACGGGCGAACCGCGAAACCAACCACCGGGCGTGTCACATCCGGTTACGGTCCACGGTGGGGTGGTTTCCACTCCGGTATTGACATTGCCGCCGGGCAGGGCACCCCAACGTTCGCTTATGCGGCGGGTGTGGTCCGAAAAACTGGGCCGAACATTGGGCCGGGCCGTACCGGTTTGGGTATTTTGATTGAGCACGCGAACCGGATGCACACCTACCACGGGCACAACCCTATTGGTGGTGTACGGGTGCGGGCCGGCGACAAGGTGCTACCCGGTCAACGGATCGGTGCGCAGGGCACCACCGGTAACGTGACCGGTGCGCACTTGCACTGGGAGGTGCACCGCAACCGGGCGTGGGGTGATGTTAACCCGGCTAAATATTGGGCGACTGCGGGTCGTGGCGGAAACATGGCTGGCACTATCCCTGGCAGTACGGGAGGCACAGATTTTCCTACCGGGTCCGGGTCGATAAAGGATCAGGTGCGGGCGGTCGCATCCCGGTATGGTTGGGGTTCCGGCGCACAATGGCGGGCGATTGACCAAATTTTGTCTCGCGAGTCCGGGTGGAATCTAAGGGCCGCTAATCCCACATCATCGGCGCGAGGCCTGTTCCAGAAAATGACGTCCATTCATGGGCCTGTAGAGCCCACACCTGCGGGACAGGCTGAGTGGGGTTTTGACTATATCAAACGCACGTACGGTAACCCATTGTCGGCGTTAGCTCACCACAACCGGCGAGGCTGGTACGCGGACGGTGGTGTTCTACCCATGCGAGGTTATGCGGATGGCACCATGTCAGCGGTTCCCGGCTGGGCATGGGTTGGTGAGCGTGGCCCTGAACTGTTGAAGTTCCGTGGCGGTGAAACGGTGAAGACCGCGCAACAGTCGGCACGACAGCAGGTGAGCGTGCAAGGTGTGTTGTCGGAACGGGACGCCGATCTGTTGGGTCGAAGTATTGCTAAGCATATGGACGGCGGGGTCACATTCAATGCACCGGTGACTGCTGGTGATACTGACCGGCTCGCTGAACGGTTAACCGCTTTGAGCCGTCGTCGCAGGGTCATCATGGCCCGCTAACAAAACACATTGACCACACGAGCTGAAACGAGGGTGAACCTAATGGTGGGAACAGGGCGTCGCACAGTGACATTGGTCGGGGCCGGGAAGAAGGCGACACTACGGTTCGGTGGCGACCATACCGGGTTTAACCTTATGGCTGATGTTGAAGGTTTGGGTGCGTCCACGGTCGAAACGCACACAACACCGAAATGGTTTGGTGGAGACCACCTGGACCACATGAGGGCAGAATCCGGGGAAATGTTTTTGCCTGTGCATGTGCGGGGCCATGATACCGGCCATGTTCGCAGACTGCACCAAACGTTGCGGGAGGTGTTATCCCCCGCTGATGGGTGGGTGACGGTGACTGTGCATGACCCGGTCACTGGTGTGTCACGTGAACGCCGTGCCCTGTACAAGAGCGGTTTAGAAACTCCAGGGTGGGAAACGCCAGTGTCTATGACGTTAGGGGTCACGGTCCAGTTTTTGGAACCACGAGCATTTGGTACCGCATGGGAGGACACGACGATCACGGTCGCACCAACCATGCGAGCCTCTGCCGGGTGGACTTTCCCACACATTTTTAGTCCCTCAATTGCTGGCACCGGCGACCCGCGGGCCGGAGTGCTCAGAAACGACGGCGAGTTGGCGGCGCCCGCGAAAGTGACTTTCTTTGGGCCGTGCGAGAACCCGAGAGTGTGGGGTGACGAGTTTGTGGCCGGGTACCGGGGCCGACTGTTGTGGGACGAACGGGTCACCCTTGACGGTTTGGCGGTGTCAGCGGTGCACTGGGCGGGTAGTGGGCGGACCCGGCATGTTCCCGGTGATCTGACCCGCGACACCCGGTTATCAAAACTCGTGATCCCGCGAGGGCAAACAACACTGTGGTTTGACGCTTCAGACACCACAGGAACAGCGAAAGCTACTGTTAGTTTTCGAGAAACGTACAGGTCACTGACCTGAACGGCAACGACATGGAGCATGTAGGAACAACTGAAAAGTGGAGGGGCTGGAATGAGCGAAGATTACCAGACTGCACCAGAAAATTCTGTGTGGGCAATCTCAACAGGCGGGGTGGGGCACGACCCGGCGGACGCTAGAGCCATGGTTTTTATTGGTACGAACGGTGAATCCGGTCTTGTCGCCTCTGGTGGTGGCGACCTGAAGGTCACACCAGGTAAGAGCGACCATGTGCGGGTCCACCCGTGCTCTGTGGTGGCCCGGTCCCGGTACCCTGGGCGCGTCGATGAATCCTATGCTTTCCGGGTAAAACGTGCCCTGGATGTGAAGATTCGCCCGGCATCATCGACACCGGCTAGCGGGCGGACTGACGCAATTATTTTGCGTGTCCATGACCCGGTCATTGAGGGGTCGACGGTCCCGGACACCGCGGAAGCATTACAGGATTATAACTACTGGTCGGTGGACGTGATTGAGGGCATCCCAGGGTCGGTGGCTAAAACTGAGGAAGCAATCAGCGCGTACAAAAAGATTGATTACCCGTTTGTGCTGATTGGTACGGCGGTGATTCGTGCCAGCCAGTCGGCGGTGGATGAAACAAACTTTTTGGCGAACATGATTATGCCCCGCACATACACGCCACCGCCTATCATTCATAAGCCGTCGAAACGGTTCAAGACCACACAAACCGGTTCTTACTATGAGGACATGTCGGCCCCGCTACGGTTTGATGTGCCAGAGTGGGCACGGTGGGCTACTTTTGATGTGATTATCGCCGGATTTCACCTGGCTGGGAATAATGGGCGCGGCAAAATTAGCGCTTACACCATGTCTCGGGCTTTACCGTCCTCCGAGTGGAATATGGATTTATCAGACGGCGGGTCTCGTTCTACCCAGTTCACTGGTGGCCGTGTGAGTGTGAGCGAACAATTGCGGGGCACAAGCCAAACCCTGGTGTTGCGGGTGTCGAATGAGCTTCGCGGGTCAACGGTCACCATTGATGAGAAATCTATTATCAAGATCAGCGTCACGTTCCATGAGGTGCGCTGATGCGGGTCATCGCTGTTGAGGCGCGCACCGGTCGTGTCCTGGATTGGGAGCTACAAGCCCACGCCGATGAGGTGACAGTCACCGAAGTCTTGGACGGCCACACCGTGTTAGACCTGAGTTTGCGGGCAGACTATCACGCGAGGACGGACCGTGATGGGCACCCGGTGCTATTGGAGCAGGGCACCGTGTTCTTCGTGGAGGACGACGACGGCAAATTGCTACCGGCAGTCATGGATTCCGGGTCGTTAGAAACCGATTACCGGGTGGAAGCATCCGGGCCGACCCGGTTAGCCCAGGACATGCCGTGGACTCGTGAAGAGATGCGCCGGTCAGGGACTGATGCGCTCCACCTGTGGAAGCATGTTTGGTCACGCATCATCATTGACACCGGCATTTACGCGCTAGACATTGACGGATTGTCGTCGTCTGGGCAGGTTGTGGGGCGGGCACCCACGTCAGCGTACCGTGACAAACTGGACGAGCTAAAAACAATCCAGGACTTTCTGACACGCCGAAAAGACGACCGCACCGCGTATTGGGAGAAAGAAACACAACGGCGGGCGCGAGTCCTGGCTAAACGTGGTGGACGATCCGGTGTGGGGGAAATTGTGACCTCCACCGACCCGCCCGCCCCTAACGATGGTGCCAGCTACAAGATCGTCATTCACCAGAATCAAGACGGCGACGTGTTGCGGGTGTGGCACTGGAAATGGTCCACCAAAAACCCCGGGACCGGTGAATGGTATTACCGGTCGAATGGGGCATCCAAGCAAGCAGCCAAAGACTACCTGGCAGCGAAGAATACGTTAGAGAATTCGAAGACGTGGTTCGGGTCCCGGGTGGCCAGGGCAGAAGAACTTGAAAAATGGCTAGAAGCCCACGAGGAAGAACAAGGCCCAGAACATTACACCATTAGCCCTTGGGAAGACCGGGACCTGTCGGACACGCTACAAAAACTCCAAGACATTGGTGGTTTCGAGTACGTCGAAACCGGTTCGTGGGTTGACGACACACCGCACCCGGTTATGAGGGTGGCGCGCCGGTTCGGCACCCGTCGCCACGATCTACGGTACGAGCTGGGCGCGAACGTGCATGACATACCAGAGGTACAGCGGGGCGAATTCGTCACTCGCGTCACTGTCACGGGGTCGGGTGAGGGTAAGTCCACACTCATGGAGGACCGGGCGTGGAAGCACCCCAGGTTGTTGGACAAGCATGTGACCGTGTCGGAGTCGGATTTGGGCACGCGACAGCTTGTGCGGGCCCGGGCCGATAAGGAGCTGAAACGGTTGAAATCAGGGTTCCAGTACCAGCTGGACCGGCTCACGGTCGTGGATTCACCGCTGGCACCTAACCGTCTGCTGAACCTTGGTGACGAAATACGGGTGGTCGGTGACATGCCAGACGGTACCGGGTTGAACGTGTGGGTGCGGGTGGTGGAAATTACCCGAACCTGGTCGGCAAATGTTACAGGGGACACGATGGAGTTAGGGGTTGAACCAATTGTCAAATAGTGGGTTTTCGCGTCGTGAGCAACGCGAGTTTGAACGGCTGTTCCTGGAATCTAAACGAATTGTGGACCGTGTCGCCCGTCTTGAGCGTGCCCAGGATGCGCGTTTGACAACCGTGGTGTCGGGTGACGGTTCAGGGTTTCGTGTTGTTGACGAGGACGGCCGGGAGCTGGGTGTTATTGCGTCTGGTGGTGATTTGTTCCGGTACACGTCCACGGTGAAACCTGTAACACCGTCGATGCCTGAAGTGTTCGCGGTGCCTGGTGGTTTCCAGGTGGTCTTGGGCGATGGTGTACCCGATGGTGTGGGGAAGGTGTTGGTTCATGCTTCGACTGATCCTGGGTTTATGGTTGGGCCGTCAACTGTTGTGGGCACGATCTGGGATGACACTCAGGCCACGGTGACCTTGTGGGGTGGCGTGTGGAACATCGCCGTCCAGTTTGTGTCACGGTCTGGTGTGGTGTCTGATCCGTCGCCGGTGGTGGTGGTCGAGGTCCCGGCCTTGGTGGATGAGGACACGATCGAGGAGGCTCTGGACGAAACACAGGCGCAGATCGACGAAGCTAATGATCGCAGTCGGGAGTTTTTGGAAGCACTCAATGGGTTAGCTGAAGGCTTCACACAGTCCATTGAGACAGCGAAGCAAGACATAAATAAACTTGACGACCTGGTAAAGGCGTTACAGGACGGTACGCTCACACCTGAAGACATCGCCAGGCTGGTCGGGTCAGACCCGGTAGTGACGGACGCGATCATCGCCAACGAGGGGCTGTGGGCTGGTGCGATCACCGCGATCAACGCGAACCTGCAAACCCTCACGGTGACGGAGAAAGCTAATTTCGCGTCTGCTTTTGCTCAACAGCTCTGGGCTGAAATGGGTGTGATACGACGGTTGCAGTCTGAGACCGCGTGGATAGACACCGGCATGGTGCGTGAGCTGTCGTCGGAGCGTGTGACGGTGACACAGGATTTCGTGGCACGCCTCGCCCGGGTACTAAAAATTGAGGCTGGGATGATTGAAGCGAACGCGATCACCTCCTCACATATTCGGGCTGGCGCGTTGGACGGCACCGTCATCACCGGTCCTCTGATTCAGACTGAGCGCGCACCAGAGCAGGGCGTGAAATGGACCTCAGAAGGCATCATGGGGTGGGACGAAGACGGGAACAAAACCATTTCTTTGAATGGAAAGCTCAACACGTTGTCTGGTCGTATTGTCGCTAACCACCGTGGCGCACCGGGTATCGTGATTAAACCGTCGAACGATAACTGGAAAGATCAGTCAGACCCAAACTCGTCCCGACGGTCTGGCGTGTATTTTGCACAAAAACCCAACCAAGGTCTGGGCAGACTATTTGACACGGCGGGCATGTACATTCAGAACCCAACAAACACTGGCCCCGAGGATTTGTATATTAACGCGCAAAACGGTGGGGCAATCAATCTCAATTCGCGTTTGAACGCCCGGGTCGGGAACACCGACGTGAGTAATCTACGCATCTTTCAAGGCGAACTCGCGGTGATCAACAATACTGGTCGCCGAGCAGTGACTGTCAACCAAAATTACGCGGTCTTCGATAATAACGTTTCTGTCGGGCCAGCGTTTTCGATCATGCGAAACCGGTCTACCGACTACCGTGCGAACGTGCACATGGACAGTAACGGGATCTTATACAAAACCACGTCGTCGGCACGGTACAAAATCGATCAGCGCGTCCACGACACACCAGAAGCGTTACTTGACTTGGACGTGAAAACGTTTCTTGATGGTCACGCGATCGAACGGCAGAAAGAAGCGCGCACCAAAAAAGAACGCATCGACAACGGTTCCGGCGAAACCTGGGACCATGTGGACGAGCTTGACCTTAACCCTGTCCTGGAACGCATCCCCGGGCTGATCGCGGAAGACGTCGCCCAGATTGACCCGACTTTTGTGACATACACCGAAGATGGTCAAGTCGAATCGATCCAATACGAAGCATTAGCGGTGGCGTGTTTTCCGCTCATGCGCAGACAACGTGACCGGATCGAAAAACTAGAAACCACCGTCGAAGACCTGAGAACACGACTCGAACGGCTCGAACACCAACAGCAGGGGGGCTCATGACAGTCGATCTGACACAGTACACACAAAAACAACTCACTGATCTACGTCACGCGATCACAAATGAAACCACACGCCGAGACATCATCGAATCCGCCATGACACGTGTGACCGGGCTCATCGACCAGTACCAAGAATACGCGGGCACACAACACCCTGACGGCGAGCAATGGTCGCAACCGGTGACCGTGCTCGAAGCATACCCTCACGGAACTGTGGTCACTCATGACGGGCACACCTGGAAATCTACAGTCCCCGCAAACATTAGCGCCCCAGGCGCAAACGACCACTGGGAGAAACACCAATGAGCGCGGAACAACCAAACCAGCATACCGGCTGGGATTTACCGAAACGAATCTGGGGCAAAATCTCCGAGCCGAGGGTCATCAATTTTGCCACATGGATCGGATACTGGCACGCTCTCATCCCCGGCGTGTACAGCATTTTTCAGCCACCCTCCAGTATCCAAGGCGCTATCGGTGACTATGCCATGCTCGTCATCGCCATCCTAGTCACCATCGGAGGGGCAATGGGGTTACTCACCTGTCTGAACGGTGCGTGGTGGCTGGAACGATGGGCCGTGGTCTCACTCATTGCTGGCGTGTTCATGTACTACCTGATCGTCATCACACTACACGTGTCATCCCCTGGCAACAGGCTACTGCAAGCAGGCATCATTGGGTGCGCAATCTGCCTACTCGTCTGCCGATTGCTCAGGGTATCCACACGCCAGCAAGACCCGAACGTGACCGAACCAAAACACCGCTAAAAAGGAGGGCGGATTGTGACAGAAGAAATGATCGCCCTCATAGCCACCGCAATCGGGTCACCAGTGCTAGTGAAAATCGTGGAAGCCCTCATCAAATGGTCCTCAGGCAGGGTCTCACGCGAAAAACGATTAGAGCAAAAAATAGACCAGCTAGAAGAAGAAAACACCCAGCTACGCCGTGACATCCGACAGGCCGAAGACCGTGCCCACCAGTCCAGGCGTCAAGCAGAAGAAAAAGTACACCAGTACCGGCTGAAAATATACCAGCACGGCATCAAACCCGAAGAATAACAACACAACAACAGCAAGCACGACGCGACCCCCTCACCCATGACCGGGTTAGGGGATTTTTTATACCCAAAAACAGGAGCACAACATGCCCTACTACACAGGACTCGCGAGGGTAGCACGGACCACCGGCTACCCGGTCAAAGAAATCAGCGGATGGAAAACCCGCGGAAACGGCACCATGTCCCCTGTGCGGTCGGTGATGTGCCACCACACCGCCGGAGGCTCACGCGGGAACTACCCGTCCATGAATGTCGTCAAAAACGGGAGACCAGGTTTATCCGGACCACTAGCACACTACGGTATCGGACGCGACGGGACAATCTATGTCATCGCGGCCGGGATCGCCTATCACGCCGGCAAAGTCTCCAAAACCGCGTACACCAACAGGCACAGTATCGGGATCGAGGCAGAAAACACCGGCGCCGGCGAACGCTGGAGTGATAAACAGCTTGACGCGTACGTGAAACTCTGTCGGGCGCTCATCGACGAATTCGGTCTACCAGTATCCGATGTGGTCGGACACAAAGAAGCAGCAGTACCCAAGGGCCGAAAAGTGGACCCCGCTTTCATTAACCCTCGCATGTCGATGAACGATTTCCGCAGGTACGTGAAACGCGGGTACTACACAAAACCAGGCAAAACAACCGCGAAGAAAAACAACACCAGGAAGGATTGGCTCAGCATGGCCACAGAAGCACAACTACGCAAGATTATCCGCGAAGAAACACGGCTCGCCAAATGGTCGTACAAGCCTAAGAATGACGACTGGGACATGTGCGCGTACAACCGCGAAACATACAAGCTACTCAAAGACCTCAATAAAAAGGTAGCTAAGAAAGTGTGGGGCTACAAGAACCAGTACGCCAAACGCGACATCTATGGGTACGTCCGGGAGACCAATAAAGCGAGTGTAGCAACTCAGGGCGAGCTTGCAGGCATCCTCAAAGCACTGGAACAACTCTCTGAGGGCAAAAAAGTGAATCTGGCAGAAGTGCGGAAGGCCGCTCAAGAAGGTGTCGCGAAAGCTATCAAAGACCTAGAAGCCGACGTGACCCTCACGATCGGGCAGGAGGACGAATAATGCAAAAACGTACTGTAGGACCAGTCACCGGCGCGTCTGCTGTCGGTGGGTCGCTGGGTGCCGCAATCGCGCAAATTATTGTGCATTTCGCACCATCACTCCAGCCAGTGGAGACAGCGGTCACAGTGATTATTACCGCTGTTTTGGCGGTCATTGGTGGCTGGCTAGTACCCGCAGATAAGCGCCACCTGCTGACAGTGAATAGTGCGGACCCTGTCACCGTCGATGACCTAGAAGATGTAGATGATGTTCTCGTCCCGGAGGAACCCCCGGTAGACCATGCTGAACCAGTGTCGCATGGCCCCTCTGACCTGGGGGTTGACCCGGAAGACGCGGAACCCACCCGGTAAACAACAACACAAAGTAAGACCCCGCCCTGGCCTTGATTGGCTCGGGCGGGGCCTTTTTTTTGTTTCGATTATTTGCGGATAATCGTCAGAGGGTAACCATGAGTTTCAGAATCAATCTTGTATGACCAGTCAATGCTTCCCGGCTCAAAAGAGTAAAAAGCCTGCTCTTCATCGAGGAAGTCCCAATCGCCGGTCGCTTTCAGCTGTCCCATCATCCAGCGGACTGCGGACACTGCCAAAAAGTGGACGGTGCGGTAGTACTTTTTCAGGTCGTCGCCGTCCTGGGCCGGATCAATGCTGAGCACAGGGTTGAATTCTCCGATGACCTCGCGGGTGTCCTTGTCGAGGATTGTGCCGGATACAATGACTTCGGGCTCCTGGCCATTTGAGGCGATCGAGGGCAGAACCCGTTCTTTGTGCTCGACGGAGATTTGAATGATTGCGGTATCGATATCGGCGGGAAGGTCCTGGACTGCGGTGTGGATCAGGGTCAT